GGGATTACAACCTGAAAGGACGTTATTAGTCCTCGTCAAAGTCTCCAGCCGTACGTATAGTGGCATCCGTCACCGGGTTTATGATTAAATCCCCGGTAAGTTGAACGGTAAGCGGCACGGGGGCAGATACAAGGCTGCCTTCGTTCACCAACTCAGTCAATCGGGTTGTAAAATCGATTTCCCAAACTATCACCGGACCGTGGTTGTTATCCTCACGCTCGGCCACCCTGTTAAGAGGGGTAAAATAAGTAGATTGCAACCCGTTTACCGCCTCATAAATCTTATTGACGATAGGTTCGTAAACTTCGAATGATTGCGTTTCCTCATCCTTAAACCAGAACGCACAATAAAGGGTAACGGTAACATCGGCCTGTTGCTGATTGGCCGCAAGGTTGGTGTTATACGGGTTGGTTGCAGGCTCAGTCCACGTGATGGATGAAAATCCGACAAACACGGCGGGAAAGTCAAACGGCATTTCCCTCGCCTCGTCATTCGTCTGGTTATTCCACTTGGCCACGTGGTTAATCTCGCGCACCGTGTCGGATATGCGGCTCTCGATTGCCTTATATAGTTCTAACTTTGCGCCCATGCCTCGCCTAACCTTTCCTGTATTGTGTTTTCCAACTTTGATGAATTGCCGATAAATTGCCGCTGGGGAATTTCCACCTGAATAGGTTTTTTTAACGGCCTGCCGAAAATAGACCGCTGAGTCCACTTCGCCCCGAAGTTATGATACGGAGCGTAGGGTATGCCCTCGACACCTATCACCACCTTATACTCACTCGACTGCAATACCTTAATGGCCTTGCTCATTTTTCCCGTGCCGCGAAGTATGCCGCGCGACCTTGCGGCACCCGTTGCCGTATCATAGGCCAGCGTACCTGGGATGCGCCGCTTAACTTCTGCCCACTTTTCCAGACTTTCATCCGTGAATCCCTCGTTGCGGAATGAATCACGGAAGTGGCGCACCGCTGAATTACCCGCGATTCCACGCGCCCGTTTCAGGTTTTTTTCAAACCGCTTACGTTGGTCAGCAAACATTTTCCCGAAACTCATATCGGCAAAGGTAGGTTAAAATTAACATCCTTCAGGTATTCAAACTGCTTTGGCACGTCAAAGTATGGGTGCTTATCTTTGTCGTATATCAGTCTGTCCTTACCAGCATTCACCCGAAACAAAGGCGGCACCTGAGTGTTGATTTCGGCACGTTCTGCCCGTGTCAGTTTCGGGCTGACGGGTTCGTCGAATGCCTCCACGATAAAGCATCGGCAGTTCCACCCGTTCAATGGCGTGTAGGTATTCCAAAACGGATCATCAATAGGGTACACCAGCCCGTCCAAGGCGGCGTGTTCCTCGCGCACGTTGGCATCGTTCTGGGTTTGATACATCAACTTCTTTGCCCCGCTCTCTTCCAAGTCGCTCCATTCCCTTGCGGATAGTGACTGGTTTATGGCGGTGTTGTATTCCGTTTCCAAGTGGGTCACGTTATACATATCCCACATTTCATCTGCAGTTTCTTTGAAGTCGGCAAACGGACGGATAAACCCTTCCGGGTCTACTATGGCCGCTTGAATGTCCAATACCTCCTGAAAGGTCTTGGCCGCCGAAAATTCATAGATATTCAGCCGAAGGTCGGACAGCATACGCCAATTAGGTGAGCGCAAAACGAAATCGTCCAGCTTACCGCCGAAGCCCTGGAATAACCCCTTTTCAAGTTTGCTTGTCAGGAAGTTGTATAGCGGCAATGGCAGATTAGTCGGCGTGTAAACACCCGAGTAAATCATGCGTAATAGCTGCTCAATTTCCTGTGAGGTCATCAGGATATATAGCCCGTAATAACGAAAGACAATGGATATTCACCGTTCACCGTGCCAAACCTTGCTGTAACTAAACCGCCGTTCATGGTAACGGGTATGTTATGCGCTCCCGTTCCGTCAATGGCCAAAGCAATGTTATTGCCATCCACGTCGAAAATATCGGCATTGATGCTGAATAAATCCTCATCCGTGGTACGGTTACCGGCGGGGCCGTTAATTGTCCCGCAGATTACGGTAAGTTCTTTTCCCTGGGGAATAATGCGGAATGTTCCGGTGTTACTGATACCAGCGTTAAAGGTCACGATACCGTTTCCGAATCTCTGATGCAGATATACCCAGTTATTCAGCACGATGTCACCAGCTCCCGCCGCTCCCGTGTTAATAGTGTAGCGCGGCAGTTCGTATGTGTTATTACTGCTTCCGTTCTGAAATGTTTTTAGCCCGTCTGAATCAAATATGGAAGTCGTTGCACGGAGAAAGGTTGAAGTACCGTCCCACGTTGCAGAATTATTGCCGATTACATTCACAAATGCGTTAATAGCTTTTATGTAAGCAACCCCGCCCTCGATGCCTGTAGTCAAAATTCCCGCAGGAAACTTACCGCCGCTAAGAAATACCGCCCCGTCAGTCGGGCAGATATTATTAAGGTAGTCGCGCATCGGGTAAGACAGTTCGTCCTGCAATACCCTAACGTCATCAAGTACCAACGGAAACCCGCCGTTTATGTCCGTTTTTAACCTTGTAAAACTCATATCAATACCTCTTTATTAAATAATTATTATAGCCTGCCAGTCTGAATGTATTTACCCGCCCTTTGAGCGTGATATTGTCCTGTGTGCCGTTTACCTCATACGTGCCGCCTAATGAAGTCGGAACCCAAACCGTAAAGGATGGGAATGTACCTTGCTCGGATAGGTTGTAAAAGTATTCGGGAGCCGCCGCTTCGGCATCGTTATACAGATAAATCGGCGGGTTGTTCTCGGCTTTGTTGTACACGTACCTCAGCGCGTTGTTTGCCGTAGTTTCAATGTAGATTATATCCGCATTGCTTATCTGCTGATTGCGGATATTCGGGTCATACGGTGAAGGGTTGTAATACTCGGCATTCAGGTATCTTTCCAAGTGTACCGTCATGCCGTCATAGGATAGGAATTTCTCCATCCTCGCCCGCCAAAACCTCACCACATTTACGTTTAAACTATCCAATGGCTTCAATAGCGAAAATAACCATTTTGTCATGGTGCTATTCCGCATGAACCACGGTGTAAAATATTGAATCAGCTTGGAAAAGTCGATATTATACATTCGGCGCAAAAGTTAATGTCAGAATGTTTGTAGCCAAATGCCCGGCGTTCGATTGGTATTCCTGCCCAGTCAGTGCCAGCACGTTCGTGTACGGCAATGCCCCATAGGTAGCCTGCAATACCGAGAGCGTGAAATTCTGCACTCCCGTAGCAGCCTGAATGGCATCCACCAAGTCAATCGCACGTAGCACCCCGTTAAAGTTCACCGTACCGAGGTCGCGCAAAAAGGCATCAATGGCATCATTCACCGGGAAAACCGTGTTATCAGTTACCAATGCGCCGTTTGAATCCAATATAAGCGGGTCGTAAAACACCGTTCCGGTAATGTTCACCGTATCGGCGGCTGCTGAAATGATGGCCACGTTGGTACCGGCATAGCGGCGTAGGTTGATGTACTGCGTAAACTGAGCCAGCTCGGCCGCGGTCAATGCGGCGGCAGTTACCGTGGATAGCTTGGCCACCTTTAAAGTAACCTGATTGTTAGCCTCAATGGCGGCGGCAAACTGCACCACCCTGTTAGCCTCATTTACGGGCTGATATTCGTAACGCTTCAGCACGCCATTCCACACCAACTCGTCACCCTGCTGCCATTCTGTAGATATATCCCGATACCAGCGGAGCGTACCCGGAATGATGTCGATTGCCCTCTGCTCAAGTTCGGCCGTCTGTACATCAATAAGTTTTTCATGCGTCCAGATGGCCAGCGCGGTGATGTATGCCCACAAACGCCACACGCCCACCTTGCTGGTGGTCTGCAACTCGGCCAATAACGTCTGCAAAGAATTGATATTCGGCTGCAGGGCATTCAGCTGAGTGTAGTTCTGCTTCTCGTTAATTATTTCGGCATATATCTCATTCAGACTTCGCGCTGCCATAGTATTGTTTTAATCGGTTTAACGGGCTGCCCGGTATCGGAACCACCCGCGTGTTTACTTTAATGCCAACAAACTCCTCGATATATTCCGGGTCAAAGTCGAAGTAAGGTGCCAGCTTGCTGATGGCATCAATCTTCTCAGTCTGGGTCATGTCCTTTTCCGACCAGATAAATTCAAACACGGGAGCCGTGCTGATAATCCGGTGCCGTTGCATCATTGGTATTAACTTCAGGTTTACCGCATCCTCAACCTTGCGGTAATACATTTCCATAATCGCCAGCTTGGTGTTTTCATGCACCTCGGCCTGTGAGCGGCTGCTCCCGTCCTCCGTGGTCATGGTCTGCCCCAGGAATAACTTGCTGATTTCTTTGTTGGTGTTGTTTACAAGGGTTTCAAACACCTGACTGCCCCCGTTCGCTCCGCCGCCCTCGATAAATTCCACGGTGTCCTCGTTATCAAACACGCCCCACGCGGCCGCGCCCATATCCCTGAGCATCGCGGTCATGTTATCCCTGCGCGAAGTGTCGCGAATATCGGTCTTACCCACGCGCAAAGGCATTGAAAAAATCTGCTGGTATTCTGCCCAATAGTTATATGCCTGTTTCTTATAAATCCATAACGGAGCCGCCTTGTTGAATAACCCGAAGCCGTAGCAGTCGAACCACAATGTCCACTCATTATACGGGGCTTCCATGAAAGGAATACCACCCTCACGCCCATAACCGTATAAGTCGCGTTTCACCACCTTATACTCGGGTACGATATATCGGCGGTCTATTGACTTAATGTATTCAAACCCGGTCGGTGTGCTGCTACCGAACTCGATTAGGGTATAGCCGTAAAACTCGGCCTCCAAAACGTACTTAATAAAGTCCTGGAACCACGGGTGCTTAATCACCTTGGTGGCCGCCTCGTCCGTTTCCCCGTCAATGGCCATGCGGAAGTCAGAACCCTGTATCTCGGCCACGATCTGATTAACCACGGCTGATATGTGGGCATCAAACTCCAACTCCATAAAGAGTTCCTGCATGAGCCGCCTGTCGTAGTTATAGACATTCTCGGCATCATAGATGGCACGCCGCCATCTGTCAATATCCTGAGCCGCACGAAGGTGTGAGCGGTCTACGGGCTTAATCTTTGCCGCCTCGGGCTTAACCCGGTTGCTTGCCCTTGTTATGTCAAGTCCAAATAGTTTCATTAATAATACTGATTTTTACGCGTTATGGCGTTGCCGTACACGATATTGTTACCCTGCTCGGGGATGATTATAGGTAGGTTTGGCGTTACCGTTCCCCTGCTTATATCCCTCAGCCACCCGATTGCCTCGTCACGCCGCGCTATCCGAAACTCGGGAATGTTACGCGGGTTTATGCGGGAATGCAGGTGATACAGGGTAAGGTCAATCATGCGCATGACGATGTGCTGACTGCGGCTGTCACCCGCAAACCAATAGGGCGAAGTCTTGGGTATTTCACCAGCGAGTGCCGTGATGGACTGCCATGCCGTACCGCCGTTGGGTGCCTGCGGATTCAGGTTGGTATTAAGCAACGTGGCAATGTAGAATGAGTAATCAATGCGGACGATCTGACCGGGTGAATAGGTAACCGTTTCGCTCCACTTAGGTGCGCTCAGTTGATAATGTCCCGAGTTGCCCAAGTCCGTCCATTGAACGGGGTTAAATGCACCGGGAGAATTGCCTGCTATCGACCGCCATACCTTCCCGCCCTGCTTTACCATGTTTCCCGTGGTGTAGGTCTTTGTTATTGAGTACGGATCGGCATCCAAAAATATGCGGTCAAAGAATGAAAAACTTTGACTTGTGGTGTAGTTAAGTAACGGGCTGAATATCTTGGCCGTGTCGAAGCGGTTGGCAAGGTACGATTCGATTTCCGACTGGCTGGCCGCCTCGGCTGACCTCTGTATGTTGCAGTCATCACCAATGACGGTGTCCAACTTTTCCTGTTGGATAAGCATGGCATAATCGGATTCTCTCAGGAAGTACATAGGGCAAAGGTACGGGAAC